CTGTTCCAGTTTCTCCATCTTCTCTTTGTCCTTCGACAAAAAGTTTTCCGTCTTGTGTGTAGACATTTACTTGTTTCTTTTTGAATCCAGCAAGTGCTAGTTCCAGTCTAGACTCTACATTGCTGACTGTTACTAGGTTGTATGGTGGATAACTAGCAGTTGTTTCGTGAAGGTCAAACACCCTGCTAAGGTATTCATCCATACCAATACTGTTCCTATTTATCTTATCAAGCAACTTTGATAAATCGGCAGCATTATACTTCATTAGGTTTCCCATTTGTACTTCTCCTTTTAAAGCGAGATTTGATTGTGTGGACCCCGAAGGCATCCGATATATTTATAGCACAGTCATAAAAAAAGAGGTATGGGGTAAACCACACCTCTTGTAAGTTCCGACTTTTGAAGCGACCGCACGAAAGATCGCAAGGTTATTTATCAGTCTTTGTGAATAACTGGGTTCTTTGCAACATCAATGAATGAAGGTCGGAGAATAGGATCTTCATTCTTGATAAAGTCTGCAAAAGTCTTTCCATCAACAATGGGAATAGCAGTTGCATAAGTTTGATTGAACTTAAGTTCTTGTTCTTTACAATACTCGTTGTAAAGACTTACGAAACGGCAAACAAACAAAGAATATCCTTTGATTACTCGATTACCTTGAGTAATGTCTGCCTGCGTCAAACACTTTTTAACAGGAACAGATGCGATTGCTGATTTGGGAGCACCAGACTTCTCAAGAATCTTCCGCGTTTCAAGTGCTTCTTTTTCTCTATCAGCAAAATAATGGCGCATCATGTCACCGAAGGAATCAATTCCTCCATTTTTTTCGTTCACTTCAGCGATATGTGCAGAGAACGTAGAAAGAAAAGATGATCCACCTCGAACAAAGTTTCCAAAAACTTCTTTTTCACAGTTGTCTGCAGAAAACACATCTACATGAGTTTCAAGGAAACGCTTTACAAACTCGTCTCCAGCTTCTTTTCGTGCCTTTTCGATATAACTGTGTGAGGTGCAGTTAAACTTTGCATCCTCAAGTGTTCCTGCAATTCCAATATTAAATGGTTTAAGAAAATTGTAAATGAGTTTTGCCCACTTCTGCTCAGAGAAGTATGCGGACTTGAACTTTTCATCCGTGCTTTGATTGGAACGGAAGTTGCAGTCTGCATTGTGATTTTCAGACTCTACACGAACCATTTCTTCCTGAGAAATTCCTGGTTTGTGGAAGATGACAAGAACCGGAATCCGTGCAGATTTGTTTTGCGTAACAGCATAAAGCATAGAAACGCGGTTGTTACCCTGAGTGATAACAAGAACATATCGACAACCGTCTGGACGCAAAAATCCAACTAAAGTTCCTGCTGCTTGATAGGAGAATCCTCCCATCGCATTCAGATCTCTCTCCTGATTACCATACCGCAGATTATCTCCACGATTGTACTCGGGATCGGTCATGATATCTCCAATTCTGGCAGAGACATGAACGCTATCAACGCCTTCATACTCCCCTCTGGAGTGTGCTTCGATGACATCTTCAAGTTTTGGAAGTCCATCTGTCGGTGCTTTATCTAAGACCGGCAGGTGTGACAGAAGTTCTTGAACAATGTCCGAGACCTTGTTAGAAAAAAGGTCGCAAAGATTTAGTAGTGTTTTCACCATAGTTTACCTTCCTTTGGTTTTGGTAAGTAGTGTTGTGCAAAATCAACCGTTATGGAGTTAGGTTGACTCGGAAAAATCCGATGTGCTTATTATATAGACAGGTTGGTAGTTTCGTCAAGAGCCAATCTGTCTCCAAGAACCAAAACCATCAGATCGAGCGTCCTCTGGTGTGGTCTTTGCTTCCACCCATACCACGGTTTTTTCTTTCCGTCAATATATGGTGGAGTCTGTCCAACATGATAGTATTGGTCAGCAGTGATGTCATATATCTTGTCTGTGGTTTTATCAACTAACCACCAATGTGAGCAGTCGTGATAATCAATTGCAGTTCTCTGCTCAAGAACATCAGTGTTCATCAAGTAGAACAAGGCTTGCGAAGAATGATAACAATGTCCAAACATTGGATTGGTTGCATTCTCTGCACGATATTTTTTAGTAACCATTTCTGGTTTTAGATTACTGGCAATAGATCCCATGACCGATTCAATATCAGTCATGGGATATGGATCAAATTCTAATGTTCTGGTTTGAAATATTTTTTTGTCTCTATAACGATGTCTCTCAACCTTCTTCACTTGTGGCAACCTTTTTCTTACTACCAATATTATACTTCTGTTCCAGAACCCAGTCAGACTTATCTCTATATGCCAAAACCTTGATCTGGTTCAAAGGAGCGATGTCCATCACAGCATCAGGAGATACTACAGTAATGAGTCCCCAATCAGCAAGCAGACGTACAATACGGTTACGACGCTGAACATCATTCACCGTCAGGTTAGCATGTTTACCGTCAAGAGCAAACAGTTCCTTAAAATGAACAATAAAATATCTACCCTGTTTGTGCAGAATGTGGCAAGACTGATAGAGTTTCTTCTCTTTTCTAGACGCAACTCCAATACGAGTCAGAGTTTCACGGACTTTCAAAAAGTCATCAGGTTCGTTAAGAAGCACCTCAACCATTTGGTCTTGAGACCACTCAACTGTAGGTTCTACAGTATTAGTCATTTCTTTCCTCCAATGTCAAGTCGTTGTTTAATAAAGTCGATTTGTTCTTGTGTCAGGATTTTTAAAGCTTGAGATGCTTTTTCATTACTGTATCCATAATACTTTTTGATACATTCTAGGTCCGTGACTTTTTCCTTTCGGAGCCAGGGAGAGAATCTCTTTCTTTTCCTCAAAGTATTTAGATAATATGAATATTGCATATCTTTATCCAACTGATGATGGATGTTCATCTCATTGGTATAGAGAATACAGTCAATGTGTCCCGAGAGACAACGATTGATAATGTATGGAGGATAGGACTTAATATCTTCAGACAAGTCCTCCTTAGTAAAGTTAATTGAATTCAACCAGTCTTTAAGTTCCATTATCTAATAATTTGAATGTCATCATCTTCTGTCCAGAGTTCTACCTTGGTCCTGAACCGACCTTCCTGCTTGAGTTTCTCATATCGCTTGGTTGCTTTCTTCTTCCACCAGGCAATAATGTTCTCAAGATAGAACTTGTCCCAGTTAGGTCCACGGACCAGTTCATCTTGCTCTTCCATAATGACTTCACGAACATTTGAATATCCATAGTCAGAGATGTAGAACCTCTTCTTCTGAGTGAGTCCGAATGCCATGTCAATAACATCATTAAACTCTTTCAGTTTGTTCTGGTCCTGCAAAGACTTCTTGATGATAGAAATCATCTTAGTCTGTCGCTTCATCTTCTTAGATGATGCCTTATTGTCAGTCAAGGGAGTGTTGTTATTCAGAAGAGTAAAACGGTCATGAAGTCTATGGAACTGTGTATCATGAAGCAGAGGCAGAAACTTACTTTCAGTCAGTCCCTTATATCTCATGAATGGTTTAAGGCCATCATACTGTGAAGCACTTGTAGTAGACCCGTAGAGGGAAGTTGTCTCAAAGAGAGCAATATCCTTCTCAAAGACCTCGTTCAGCGTCTCACGGGCAAAGTGAGAGCAGCACAGGAGTGCTAGGAGTTTGCCGCCAAGATAGTTATATCCAAACGGTTGCGAAGGTACAATCACAAATCCCATCGCCGCATGACGATTGAACACTCTCAAGTTAGGTGCCTTACCCAACCAAAGGTTTCTAGGTTTTGAATTGATAGTAGGAGAACCAAAACGAATAAATCCAAGACAGGTTTGAGTTCTCTTCTCAAACACCATCCAACGCAGTTCTCTACCAGGAATATTACTTTCGTTATTGTGAGAGGACACTGCTCTCAACAGATTACCATAGTGTTCTTGTGGGACCGATTGCTGGAATCGGTTACCTACAAACTTGATATCAAACTCCATCTCTTCAGGATGAATATCTTCATTGAAGAACTCGTCTTGAAGAGGTGTCAGTTGATTTGTTTGTGTAATAACTTCTTTCTTAACATAACGAAGATAGTCCTCAATAGAGGAAAAGTTCTTGAAATAATCAATAAACTCATCTGCTGCCCAGGCAGCATCACTTTCTGGGATAATCATTCAACACTGACCATAAGACCATTTTCAATCATATCAAGAACTGCTCCTGCCATCAACCGATAACCAGTTCCAACATAGATCTGGCCAAGAAGGACCGTAGCAGTCATGATGCTCCAGAAGTAATAATACATTCTGGACTTTTTTTGTCTGGGTTGTTTTTTCATTTGAAGGTACACTCGCTCATGATTTCGGTGAGACATGCGAGGAAGTTGATCTCCTGATCGGCAACGAAGGCAATCTGATATTGATACCGAGCAATAATAAGAACGGCAAGAGGAATACTAGAGTTTTCAAGGGATGCAGTAAGAGCATCGTAAATACGCCGCATAAGCACAGCAGAGTCATTATCAAGGTTATTGACCACCCATTTACGAACTTCAGAGAAGTTCTTTTCCCTAAGGTTTTTAACCAAGTCATTTACTTTTACATCACTAAAGGTTGCAAGAATGCCAGTATCAATTTTACCGCTAGCAGAATATCTTTGACATTCATTCAAGACACGACGCCAGTCTGGGAAGTGCTTGTTAATAAGCTCTACCAGGACCTTGTTATCATATTCAACACTTTCTGCACCCAGGATTTCTTGGAGACGCTTGAAGAAGAGAGCGGCAAGTTGG